ATAACACAAGCAATCGCAAATGCTTTTAAGAAACAATTATTAGAAGGAGATCAAAACTTTTCTTCATCTGGTGGTGATGTTTTTAAATTAGCGCTTTATACTTCTTCAGCAACTCTAAACTCAGCAACTACTTCATTCACAACTACAAACGAAGTTGCGAACACAGGTACTTACGCATCGGGTGGTGATCCATTAGCAGGTCAAAATACTTCAATTGCATCAGGTGTTGCAATTGTAGACTTTGCAGATTTATCATTTACAGGTGTAACGTTGACAGCTAGAGGTGCAATGATCTACAATACATCTTCTGCAGTTACTAATGCAGCAGTTGCAATTTTAGATTTTGGAGCAGATAAAACAGCTACATCAGGAACTTTCACAATACAGTTTCCGGCATTTACTACAGCAGCAGCTATATTAAGAATATCTGGTTAAGGAGAATTAAATGGCGTTAGTCGTAAACGATAGAGTTAAAGAAACCTCTACCACTACTGGTACGGGCGTTCTTACTCTTGCAGGAGCAGTAACAGGGTTTGAAACTTTTTCTAGTGCAATTGGAAATACGAACACAACGTATTACGCAATTGTAAACACCGTTAATGCAGAATTTGAAGTTGGATTAGGAACAGTAGGAGCAGGTACTTTAACTAGGACTACTGTTATATCATCATCAAATTCTGATAGTGCAGTAGATTTTGCAGCGGGCACAAAAAATGTTTTCTGTACTTTACCGGCATCAAAATCAGTAATACTAGATGCAAGTGGAAACATTGTTGCAAACAATGGAAGTAACTTAACAGATTTAAATGCAAGTAATCTAACTTCAGGAACTGTTCCTGATGCAAGATTTCCAGCAACACTTCCAGCTTTAAATGGATCCGCACTAACAGCATTGAATGCAACACAATTAACTTCAGGTACAGTACCTGACGCAAGATTCCCATCAACACTTCCAGCTGCTAATGGAAGTAATTTAACAGATTTAGTTGCTACAAATATAGCAACAGGTTTAGTTCCAACCGCAAGACTAGGAACTGGTACAGCTTCATCTACAACTTTTTTAGCAGGTGATCAAACTTACAAAACTATTACTGCAGACATTACAGCAGTCACAGCTGGGGATGGTTTAACAGGTGGCGGATCTTCAGGAGACGTTACATTAAACGTTGGAGCTGGAAACTTAATTGATGTTCAAGCAGATCAAATAGATGTTGATCTTTCAGAATTAACTACATCTACATCAGACGCTGATGGAGATTTCTTTGCTGTAGTTGATGCAGCAAACGCACAGAAAAAACTTACAAAAGGCAATATTGCTATTTCAGGTTTTAATAATGACAGTGGATTCATTGATGGATCTGCTTTAAATGCTTCTAATTTAAGTTCAGGAACTGTTCCTGACGCAAGGTTTCCAGCGACTTTACCAGCTTTAAATGGAAGTGCTTTAACAAATTTAGATGCAGCTAATTTAGCGACTAATTTAGTTCCAACCGCAAGACTAGGTACAGGAACAGCTTCTTCTACAACTTTTTTAGCAGGGGATCAAACCTATAAGACTATTACTGCAGATATTACAGGTGTTACAGCAGGTTCTGGTTTAACAGGTGGCGGAACTACAGGTGATGTTACATTAAACGTTGGTGCAGGTGCTCTTATTGATGTCACAGCAGACGCTATCGATGTAGATTTATCAGAACTTACAACCTCTACTTCAAATGGAGATGGAGATTTTTTTGTTGTAGTTGATTCTTCTAATAATCAAAAAAAATTAACTAAAGGTAATATTAACAACTCAGGTTTTAATAATGACGCTGGCTACACAACAAACGTTGGTGACATTACAGGCGTTACAGCAGGATCTGGTTTAACAGGTGGTGGAGCTTCAGGTTCTGTTACCTTAAACGTTGGAGCTGGGACAGGTATTGATGTTGCAGCGGATGCAGTTTCAGTTGATGTATCAGACTTTATGTCAAATGGTTCTAACAATAGAATTGTAACTGCAACAGGTACAGATGCAATGAACGCTGAAGCGAATTTAACATTTGATGGTTCTACCTTAACTGTAACTGGTGCCGCTTCTGTTGCAGGGCATATTACTCCAGGAACAAATGATACTTATGACTTAGGAGCTGTAGGAAATGTTTGGAGAAACATATACACTGGTGACTTACATTTATCTAACGAAGCAAAAGATGAAGGTAATGCTATTGATGGTACAAAAGGTAATTGGACAATCCAAGAGGGTGCTGAACATTTATATATTTTAAATAATAAATCAGGTAAAAAATATAAATTTAAGTTAGAGGAAATTTAATGATTTTTAATTTTGACACAAAACAATACGATAGTGAAAAATTATCTGATCAAGGTAAAATGTATTTATCAAAGCTTCAAAATATTGTTGCTAAAAAACAAAATTTAACTTTAGAATTTAATGATTTAGAAGTTTTACAAAAACATTATTCTGATTTATTAAAACCAGAATTACCTAAAGAAGAAAAAGAAGAACAAAAAACAGGAGCCTAATTCATGGCCCTAGGAGTTAGTGCATATTCAGAGACACCTTTCGGTGCAGAGAATTCTAGTGTAATTGTATATCCATTAGGTATTGAGTTAACAGCTCAAGAAAATTCAGGTATTGTTGTTATAGATGTGGACGTTTCTGCAACTGGTCAAGCTTTGACATCTTCTGCTGGAACAGCAGATGGTTCTTCACTAGTTGACATTGGTTTAACTGGTCAAGCTTTAACTGCAGCAGAGGGGACACTTGATCAATCTTCAAACCAAGAGATTGATGTAACAGGTTTTGATTTAAATCTTAACCTAGCTAATTCTACACATGATACTTTAACAGCTTTTGGCGAAGCACCTTTTGCAACATTAAGTCCAGCTACATTCCTTATTCCTGTTGAAGTAGAAGCGACCACTGGTGGTATTGTTGGAACATTCCCTCTACCTATGTCTTTAGGTAATGTTACCGAAATTACAGCAGATGCTCTTGTTAATTTAACAGGTTTCCCATTAACAATGCAGGAAAATACTCCAGGAGTTGTTGGAGATGCAAATGTTTCAATTACAGGATTTTCAACACCATTAGTTTTAGGAACTGCTCAAGGTTTTACTGATGTTACAACAGAAGATGTAACAGGTATAGGATTTAATATAAACTTAGGAAGTGTTATTGCTTTCGCTGATGTAGATGTTTCAATCACAGGTTTCCCACTAACAATGCAGGAAAATGCTGCAACAGTTACTGGAGATGCTAACACTACCGCAACAGCTTTACCTATGACAGCTGCTCTTGGTACAGCTGTTTTAGACGCTAACACTTTAGTAGATTTAATTGGTTTTGATTTAACCATGCAGGAGGGAACTGCAACAGCACCAGATTCATTAGCTATATTAACAGGAATTGAAATGACAATGGCTGAAGGAAGTGTTGTAGGTCCTGTTATATGGAACCCAGTACCTACAGGTAATGCACCTATAGATCCTCCAGGTTGGAAAGAAGTAGCTTGATTTATGGTGATAATATAATTATAATTGTATATTTAGGAATTTAAAAAATGGCAAATACTACATCAACAAGTTTAAAATTAACTGTACAAGCTACTGGAGAAAATTCAGGGACTTGGGGTCAAATTACTAATACTAATTTACTTATTTTAGAGCAAGCTATTGGTGGATATGATGCAGTAGGTTTAAATGCAACCACTGGTGCAACCTTGACTTTTTCAAATGGTGTTTTATCAAATGGTAAAAATCAAGTTTTAAGATTAACAGGAACTATTACAACTGCTGTTAATGTTACAATTCCAGACTCTATAGAAAAAACTTATTTAGTTGAAAATGCAACAACAGGTGCCTTTACCGTAACCTTTAAAACAACTAGTGGGACAGGAGCTACTTGGTCTACCACAGACAAAGGGTATAAAATTTTATATTCAGATGGAACTAATGTTGTAGATATTACAGCAGACTTAGGAGATATTACTGCTGGCGACGTTACTTCAGGGAGCATAACTGCTACAGGAAACATTGTACCTGGTGCAAATGATACTTATGATCTAGGAGCTGTAAGTAATGTATGGAGAAACATATATACAGGAGACTTACATCTTTCTAATAAATTTAAAGAAAAAGGTAATATAGTTGATGGAACTAAAGGAAATTGGACTTTACAAGAAGGTGAAAGTGATATATTTATGATTAATAATATATCTGGAGAAAAATTTAAAATTAATTTATCTAAGATAAAAGGAGATTCATAATGGGACTATTTTCAGACGGAACAGAAATTATTAATGGGGGAGAACTACTAGAAGGTGGTATTCCTACAGCAACTATTGTTCCATGGACAGATTCATCAGTACCATCTGGATTCTTAGAATGTAATGGTGCAGCAGTTTCAAGAACAACTTATTCTGCATTATTTGCAATTGTAGGTACTACTTACGGCGCAGGTAATGGTTCAACCACTTTTAACGTTCCTGATTTAGCAGATAACGTACCAGTTGGAAAATCTAATAACAAAGCTTTAGCATCTACAGGTGGAGCAAATACTGTAACCTCAACAGGAAATGTTGCTGGTTCAACAGCAAATGCTACTTTATCGACACCGCAACTTTCTTCTCATAGTCACTCTGTCGCTTTAAACGCTGGTATGACAGGTGGAGAACCTTTTACAGTACAACAAATTTCCAGACCTCAATTTGGTAATGGACAACCTATATCTGCTACCTCAGGTAATGCAGGAAGTGGTGGTGGTCACTCTCACAATATGAGTGCAAACTTTAGTGGTGATGCAACTTCCGTTGTTCAACCTTATTTAGCATTAATTTATATTATTAAAACTTAGGAGAAAAATGGCAACGAACGCAACATGGACAGTAGTATTTGAGGACCAAACAGTTATTAAGCAGACAGGAGATGCTGCAAAAACTGGTTATATTATTAACGATGATGTTTTTTGGAATCAATCTAAATTTTCAAACATTTGGGCTATTCAATATGGTACTTCAAATACTTCTGATGAAGTAGAATATAGAGATGGCACTCCTCACTCTGCTTATGATTCCTCTGTATTAGGTGATATTAATGATTTTATTACAAGATGGGATTCAGCTCATTTAGCAAAGTTACAATCTGATTGGGACAACGATAACCTTGTTAATGATGATGGTACTCCTGCTGAAACAGAAGCAGAAAAGATTTCTAGACTTGGGGCTAGACCAACTTCTTATTCTTCATAATCTTCTATAAACAAAGTTGCCGTAAATCTTTTAAGATTTACAATTTCACTTTTTTGAGGAGAGTGCATCCAATTAGACGGAAATAAAACAGCTCTGTTTTCTCTAAAACCTACGTGAATATCCAATTCACCTTTAGTATAAAAAACAGTTCCATTAGTTACTGCAGTAGGCCCACTAATCATTATAAGAGCATTTAATTTAGAAAGTCCTACATCATCGTGTGGAATAAAACGATTTAAATTTCTTTGATCTATTCCTGAACTATGTTGTATTTTATTAATTTTGATATTAAATTTTTTTTCAACTTGTTTAGTAAATATTTTTTCAATCGCTGGTTCGTATGTAAAATACCATCTATTACCATAAAAATTTTCTTGATTTTTTTCTGTAGTGCCTTCAAGAAAACAAGGTGAATAAAAAGCTTTATTCAAAGTAAAATCTTGTATAAATTTTAAATCATTTTCTTCAAAAAAATTATCTAATATTTTAATCATTTTTAAGCATCATCCAAGAAGTTAAAATATATTTTTCATTAGATAGTGGTGAGTTACCTCTATGAACATATGGGAAACTTGCAGGCCAAATAACTATTCTACCTTTTTTAGGTTTTACTCTTTTTGAGAAATGTAAAAATTCTGTTTCTCCTCCTTCTTTCACATCATTTAAATATATTGAAAAAGCAAAAGCACGCGATGCAGTATCGTATGTTCTTCCATGTTCAACATGCCAAACATGATATCCTTGAGTAGGTAATGTTTTTTGTATCTTTAGAGTGGTAAAATGAAGAGGTACTTGATCGTAAGTTTCTGAAGCACCTGTATTTTGATCATAATGAATCCAAGCTAACTCATAATTAACCATCATACTTTTTAATTCACTCCACCAAATGTTTAAATTATCCGGTGTTGCAAAATATTGATTATCGTGTTTATGTAATACCGATGCATTTTCAAATTGAATTCTATTTAATGTTTTATTAAATTTATTTTGATCTTCAAACAATTTAATCGCTTTGTCACATTCTTCTGGTAAAATGTAGTTATCGTAAACTCCAATAAAATTTTCTATGTTAGCTGTTTTTTTCATGTATTTTTTTTATTTCTTTTTCTAAATTATATATTGCAGGGCTATTTTTTGCCATATTAAATATTAAACTATATCTTTTTTCTTCATTTTTTGATGCGTCAAAACCATGAAGTATGTTTGGAGGAAATATATAATATTCTCCAGGTTGAGGAGTTATTTTTAAATTTAGTTCTGGTAAAATTAAATCACAACCTTTGGTTAAATACAAAATTCCATGATAACAAGGGTGCTCGTGATAAGACACTAAATCACCTTTTTTTATTTCATTACCCCAAGCATCACTAATTATATTTTTTGAAAAAAAATATTGGAACAAATCAGGATGAGTTGTTTGATGATTATTTATTAAATAAGTTATGAATTTGGTAAATGAGGGTTTATTTAAAAAATAAGTCCAATCTGTCATTCCACCTTTTACGTTTGTGTAATTTTCCATATTTGAATTTAAATTATTTTTTATCTCCATTATAAATTGATGAATAAGTTCTGGCAAAAAATATGTGCCAAAAATAATTTCTACTTTTCTTGGGTAAGTAATAACTAAACTATTTTTGTGTTCATTGATTTTATTTTTATCTAGAATATTTATCATTTTTTTTTGCCTGTATCTTTAAAATAAGAATCATACTTGTGATGAGTAAATGGACCGTGTTGATTTACATAGTGAAAAAAAACTTGAGCTATACCCTCTCCTTTATAAATACCCGGTCTTCCGTGTTTTTGATCACAACCTGCATATAAAACTGCATCACCTTCTTTTAACTCAAATGATGTTCCTTCAACTATAATAGGCCAGTTATCATATTTTTTTACACAGGCTGTAACAGATATTTCACATGATGGCCTGTCGGTATGTTTTTTTAAAGTGGCACCAAAAACATAATATCTCCAATAAGCGTAAGTAGGAAATAGTTTTAAGTTACTTTCTTTTTCTACTAAAGGTAATTTTGTATCTAACAAAGCAGTCATTAAAGGATCATGGTACCACGCAGGTGAAAAAGACTGATTATCAATTTGATAATCTTTATTTTGATCCACTTTATTATAACAGTATTTTTGATAAACTTTTAATTCATCTTTATTAAAAAAATTTTTTATTAATTTATAATTTACTGCAGCCATGATACTATACTATATCTAGTTCCTTTTGTTATAGGTTGAATACTATGTGGATACATAAAATTACTAGGAAAAAAAACTATTGATCCTTTACAAAGTTTTATTCTTTTAATTTCTTGATCTTTTTGATCTGTAAAAATTAAATCTCCACCTTTATATTCATCGTTAAGATTCATAATTACACTTAAATATCTAAGTGAGTTACTATAATGATCAGTGTGAATTTCATATTTTCCACCAGGGTAATATTTTAATAAGTCTATTTGATTAACAATACTACTATCCATTTTTGGAAATTTAGATTTGTAATGAAAATATAATCTTTCTATTTCAGTTTTAATATAATTCCAATAAAAAAGGTTTGTAGGAGTATTAAAATTTAAATGATATCCATTTACATTTCTTATGTCAGTACATACTCCACTTTTCACACTTAATTTTTTTTTAGATTTTTTATTTATCAAAGGTATAATTTTATCTATAAATTCAGGGGAAATAATATTTTTTAATTCAACAATAAAATCTGTATGATCCATTATTTTTTTACTCCATAAAATATACCTAAAGTATATCGGGCACTACTTTCCCCTAAACCTTGTAAACAAGTATGGTAAATATCACATCCATTAAAAAAAATAGCTCTGTTCTCTACAAAACCAATATATGTATTTAAATTTCCTTTATGATAAAAACCAGTTCCATTATACGTAATTTCTTTACCTTTAAGATATATTAAACAATTAAATTTGTTTTTGTAAATTCCTTTAGCACAAGTAGTATCCTCATCTACGTGAGGACTTAAATTATTTTTATTATCTCTCATTTGAAAGCCTGCAGAAAGAACTTCTAATTTATTGTTGTTTGGAAAAAAACAATTTTTAATTTTGTCAAAAATCCATTTGTTTTCTTTATTTTGCTTAAACTCATGAGATAAACCATATAAACCAAATTCATTAGTATTTGGAGAATAACTTATTTTATTTAAATTATTTACTAAAATATTGTATTCACTATCACTAAAAAAATCATCAATTATTTTAAGATTTAAGGCGTTAACTGCAGGTTTAATAATTACATCTTTCATTCTTTATATATTTAATATATAAACCACTATATGCTACAAAAATTAAATTTCAAGCCCGGTTTTGACAAAATGGTTACAGAATCAGGGGCCGAAAGTCGATGGATCGATGGCGATTTTGTTAGATTTAGATATGGACTACCTGAAAAAATAGGGGGTTGGTCACAACTTACTAATTCTAATAATACATTACCAGGTGTAGCAAGAGCGCAACATGCGTTTGCTGCTATAAATGGTGAAAAATATGTAGCTATAGGAACCTCACAAGGTTTATTTTTATATTACAGTGGAGAATTTTTTGACATTAGTCCTTTAGCTACAGCCATTACTGGAGCTACCTTTGATGCAACGTCAGGATCTTCAACAGTTACAGTTAACAAAACTGCTCATGGTTTATTAGATGGAAGATATGTAACATTTTCATCTGTTACCGTCCC